AAACTCCAGAAACAGCAACATTACCTGTTGCACCAACTCCTAAATTATCAGTAATATTCAATTTAGGTGGATTTAAAACATCAAAATTAGAACCACCAGAAATAACCTCTATAGAATTTATTTTTCCATAGTAAATTGAGTTATGAGACTTATAATTAAGTACTTCAACACCATTAATTAAAATACCAGTAAATCCAGGAGTTGTTTTATAATGATTACCATCATTAGAAGGTAAATCAATCTCTCTAAAAATATTTTGTGCTTCTAACCTTTTTAATTTAAACTTATGAGGTGTTATCTTATTATCTTGTACTGTAACAGCAGTATTTAACTTAATGAATGTAGAATTTGATAAATTAGTTCTACTTTTCGCTAATTTAATTTTTAAACTATTAATTCTTTGAACAAAATAGAGACCTTCATTTTTAGCAATCTCACCTGCACCTATTACACCTAGATCTTCTGGAAATAAAGAAGATTTAATTGTTTCTCTAGTAGACAATACACCTGCATCAAAAAAGTCTTCAGAAACTCTTTGAGGGTAGTAGTAAATAGCGTCACCAGTATAGAAACCATGATCTCCACTTGTAACTAACTGAAGTTCCTCTCCAACAAAAGTGCCAGAAAAAGTAATTGTTTGTGAGTTTAAATTTAATGGTTGTGAACTGTAAGTTGGAATAGATGTAGAGGCAACCAAGTACTTTGAACCATCTACATATAGATTTTGGACATTAGTAGAGTATAAAGATGCTTCAGGGAATGTAGTTGATTGTGTTTTTAGTATATTTCTTCGGAGAGTATATCTAGATGTTAAATCTATCAATCCTTGACCTTTGATAGTAACTTTTCTTGCACCATCTACATCAATGACAGTAGATGTAGGTCTTAAGTTACCAGCATTGTCAATTAAATCTGCCTTATCACCTATTCTAAATGAATGATCCACAAAGAAGTGAACCATGTAAGTATTATCACTAGGATCAATGATTTCTAACTCACTAACCTCGAAAACAGGAGCAATATTATAGAACCAGTTCTTTGCTTTGAAACTAGTATCATTATCACCTAAAGATTTAATTTTTGCAGTTTCATTTATAGCAAAATTATGTGTATCGTCTGGAAGGTTGAGTTTATTTAAAACTGAAGTAATATTTACTTTGATTTCTGATTGATCTACATTAGAAGATCCATATGTATAAGTATTAATCCCAACATTTGAAGCATCAACAATATCACCAATTACATTAGAAACTCCAAAGAACTGATTTATAGATTTTGATGTATAACTAACAATTCCTATGGTTGCATCAGAATACTCAACAGTTAATTCACCAGAATTGGGAAAACCAACAGTTGAATCTACATTAAATGTTGTGGAACCTGTAGCAACAGCTCCAATTACCTTTGTTTTATCATGTACAACAAATGTTCCATATATTGAACCATCTACTCTAACATCTCTGTTGTAACCAGCATCAAAACTTAATTTATAGAAAGTTTTTCCAGTTCCAATATTAATTGGTTCTACTTTTGTTACTGGTGCATATGCTCTTTCTGAAATATCGTCATACTTGTCTTGAAATAATGTAGAATTCTCTAATTCAACAGGATCTCCTTCAACTGCCTCAACTACAAGATCATTAGTGATTTTAAAATTAGCATTAGAAGGTGTAAAGAGAAAATCTCTTGGTTTAACGATTCTTACATCTTCTTCATAGAGTGCTTTGAATAAAATTTCAAAAGATCTATCAGTACCCTTACTTAAATAAAAATCTTTTCCTTGTTTAATGAAAATGTTCTGATTTAAGTTAGAAGACAGACTTCTATTCTCTAAACCAGGCAATAATTGATTTTTAGTTTTTAATAGAAATTCATTGAGGAACAAAGAACTTAAATTCTCTACCTTAGACCCCGCTATATGCCCTTCAGAGGTGCTTGAATTGAATACCAATACATCTGGCTTGGTTTCTGCTTTATAAGAGGTTATTCCACAAAAACCTCTGATACAACCAGTGAATGCAGTTGTTGTAATTCCAGTATATGTAATAATCTCACTATCAATTTTAATCAATCCATAAGACTTTGGAAAACCTTCCGTTCCAGCAGGAAAATTAACCATATCAACTTCAATGGTTTCATCACTTAAGGTTATATCAGTTTTCAATCCAACCTGACCTGTAAGATTGGTCAAGTTATCAACTTTCACATACTCATCAATATTTTGTGCCAGATCAATAGGTCCACCTTGGTATTCCTGTCCTTCATAGTAAGATTTCAGGAATTCCGATACTAACGGAAATTCATCCCGTGTATACACAGGAAGTTGATTTTGTACTATGTTACTAAATTGGATTCTTTTTTCTGACATTTTATGATCTTACTAAGTTCCCGTTATGGTAGCTAGAGGTTACGACATAATTAGATGCTGCAGGATCTAGTCCAGAAGCAATTTCATCAACAACAGTTTCAAAATTACTATTACTAATATCTAGTTGCAAATAAAGATCCTGTAATCCAATCACGTCATTGGATTTAGGGCAAGCAGACAATTCAACAATCGTTTGCCCATCTTTTATTTTACCACCTATAATGTTGATAGGGTTAAGTGTTATTATACCCTTTTTATAATTTATATTACCAACATTCCTCTTAATTACAGTAGGGTTGGTAGATCCAGGATTAGGTAAGGTAAAGAGGAATAAAGTTCCAGTTTCTCTATTTGTATTAGGAAGATCTGACAGATAAACATCATCTGTTGAGTCAGTTGTTTTAAATGCACATGATTTAATATTATAACCATCCATACTCTTAATATAAAACTCATTTCCAAACCCAATTTGGTATTCTGCAAAAGAATTAAGGGCAACTCGAAGGTCTCTTCTCATTAAAACGGTTGTAATGTTAGAAGTTATTGCTTCACTACTGTCATCAATGATAGATAAGAACTTACTATACTTAAATCTTGCCCCATAACGATTTAATTCAGTAGATTCTGAATATTTTGTTGTATTTTCTTGTACTAATGTCGAAACAAACTCTGAACTAGGAGCCATATTAGTGTTATAATACACTTTTGAGTCAACTTCAATAAAAAGATACTTCAAATCAAGAATTTCTGGTACAATTCCTGCAACTGCAAACTTTTTCAACTTCATTTTGATATTTTCTTTGATCAAATTAGGTAAAAAGTCACCAGTTCTTGGTTTTATGCTAATAAAGACCTTACCGAACTGTGGAGGAACTAATTCTTCACCACCAAAGACAGAAATTGACTCTGTTTCAGGATAAATTTTAGCAGGAATTAATGTTTCATAGTCATTTGCAGTCAAAGCACGATTTTGAGAGGCATAAATGCGTGGTGCAAACTTTTTAACTGAATCTACAGACTCAATTACCTCTCCACCTTGAGCAGTTACTCCAGTTGTAAGTAAAGATATGCCAGTTGTAACTGTATACTCAATAGAATTACGTGTATAAGATAATTGACCAGAAAATGCAAACTGATTTACGCCATTTGCACTATCTCCGCTACAAGTTATATAATTTACTGTAATAAAATTGCCTTCTTCAAGTTTTTGACCAAAAATTCCATCTCCAAAGAAAATTTCATACCTTTCATTTTCAATTTCTTGTAAATAATAAACTTTTGAGTCAGATTTTATGTCTAAAAGACTATCTTGAGTAGAATATTTTGTAGAAGTGGTAGATTGTTGATTTCCTTTCACCGTAACTGATAATAATGCAGTATCAATTCCACTATTTGGTAAAATAAACTTCTGATTTGGGTTTCTTCCAGAAAAAGTGAAGTTTGAAGTCAATAATGTTCCTTCAGAAATGATAATATCATCAAAATATGCAATTCCATCGTTGACAGGAACCGTAATATCTTCTAAAATTGAAAAAATAAACGATTGACCACCAAAAGAACCCTCACTTGAAGCAATTGGACCTTTTTTAAGTGTTAAAGTAGAAGGAGTTGGTATAACACCAGAACAATCTACGAAAAAACTTATAGATGACGTTGCTGCTTTCCTTGATCTTGGTACATAACCTATATTTCTTGCCAGCGAGACTACATTTTCCCTCAAAGTAGCACTATCAATGAAAACCTCATTGCTTATCATGTTAGCATTATAAGAGGTTATGTAGGTATTGTATGCCAACACATCAATAATTGAGGAAAGGTTAGATCCCTCAAAGTCATAGTCAGTGAAATTGGAATTCGCTTTAAGATATTCCTTAAGCGTTGTCTTAATCTGGTCAAAATCCAGATTAGAAAAATTAACTAATGGCATTTTATCTCGTTGGTAACAAGGCGAACTGTAATTCCTGTGGTGGAGTGTCTGCCCCGATGATATCATACGTTACAACAGCATCAAAAGAGTTGTTATCAAAGTCAGGAAAGACTTCTACTTTTTTTAAAGACACTCTAGGTTCATAATTTATGATAGATGTTTCAATTTCATCAGAAATAACAGCAGCAGTAATGTTATCAACGTTCTCAAATAAGAGTCCACTAACCTTTGAACCAAAATCTGGATCAAAGGGTTTCTCTCCTGGTATAGTCATGACGATATTTCGCACTGAACGAGCGATGGCATTCTCATTCTTAAGACCAATAAGGTCATTATTCAGGGGGTTTGCCTGAAATGTCATACTAAGGTCTTTAAAACCTTGACTAATTCGCTCTAAAGGCATCTATTTGCTTGCATACGTAGTAAATATAACTTATTTATCAATGAAATTAGTATTATAATTCAGCACCACTATAGAATTCATCATCATAGTCAAGTCCTTCATAAAAATCTCCGTCGTTTTTCTTCTCATAGAGGTCATTTTGTACTTTTAAGTCTCTTTTCTTCGGTGTGATAGCATCATTTGCGATTTCTCTTAACATTTTAGGATCCATTTTACCTCTTTCCAATAAAAAAAGGACTCTTTCGAGTCCCTTCTATTTATTTTCCTTGTCCTCGACTCCTTTTAGGAGCTGCATTACGAGAGGAAGCGGCATATTTGGTATGTTTGCCTTGTCCTTGTCGAGATTTTTTCGGGCGGGATAGTATCTCTTCTCTTCCCCCCGTTGTATACATCTTTGCCATTGGTTAATTTCTCCTGATAAGTTGTTTACGAGTCACGCCGTTAGATTATACGAGTTTTTTCGTGACCAACCCTGATACGAGGATCACACCAAATCTCATAGTCTGCCTCTTTTGCGTCTAAACAGAACGATACGTCTTCTCCACACATGTCCTGAACACTCCCTGACTCAAAGACTTGCATCTTTGGAGCGAACCAAGGGTAGTCAAGTTTCTCAAAGACTCCATTCTTTATCATAACCCACCCAAAACCTGTGTAATCTACAGTGAATGGTTTCTTACGCTTACTGATCGACTCCACAGTTTCGTGATTCATGACTCCACCGTTCTTGCGGAAGTCCTCTTCTTCTAACCAGTGTGCTACAGAGGTAGTCGTGCCATCTTCTGTTGCATACCAACCACCTGTAATCTCTCTTTCATCACCTTCAGCAGGTACTGCAAGATCACATAACTGCCAAAACTTCTGTGTGTCAAAGACTATATCCGAGTCAATCCATAACTGATAATCATACTTTAACTTTCCATCCCAAGGTATCTGCTTCGGTCCACGTAATACATTTGCTCCAAGACACTTACATCTCGCAAAGTTTACCATAGAAGAGTAATCCTGTGAGATCTGAATACTCATTCCATTCTGTACCATATCAAAGCACAGTTGTACAAAATTCTTTAAGAATATAAATGAACATCCACGACCAGGTAGACAGAATACAATTGTCTTTCCTTTCATCCTTGCCTTAATTGCATCATAATCCCATTCTTCCTTCTTGGGTTTAGGTGCATTGGCTTTAACAGTAAAACCTTTTGCCATAGTTTCTTGTAATTACTCCCTTATTATAAAGTATCTCTATGTATATGTCAATACGAATCTTCTTCCCACATGGGTTTCTTTAATATAATCTTTCCAGGTCCGCCAATGCCTATCTTTGGGGCGAGTTTGATATACGACAAGTCTCTGGTAGTGTAGTCTGTTTTCAGCAAACCTACCATTACTTGTAGTAGTTCCCACTTCTCTTCAAAATCTTCCTCCTCCAAATTATAATACAACACCCTATCTTTAGCGTATATGTGATATGTTGTTAGATCATCTTGCAAAACCTATACCTCCAATTTTTACTTGGGCGGTTTTTTTATATATGAATACTTTAGAAGGTCAAAAAATTTTTTGGCGATTTTTTTAAATATATGTCTCATGTACCCACTTTTGTAGGTTAGGGACTTTGGGTTTTTTAAAACGGGCAACGCCGCCGCCATAAAATATAAACGAACCGCCAAACACTGTCCAAAACCGATATAAACAATTCTACCATATTACACTGCTATTTGTCAACAACTGTGTAACGGGATTGTTTATACTTAAAGACTGTAATAAACCGAGGGAAAGTAATACTAACTCCCCCTCACAGTTCTTATCAATTATAACGCTGTATCTGCACCCTCTACAATATCATCGAGGACTGATAAGATTTCATTACCATTGTTTGCATTTTCTAGAAGAAATTCTGCGAAGTTAACTGATACAAACTGTGTAGCACTGTTAGACATAATTAAGCGTTGTAATTTGGTGTACAATGTGTAACTTTAGGGCAAACACATTCCGCATCAATTCTTATTACCAACTGTCAGGATTATCAAGATCTTCGATAATACTTTCTACTTGCTCATTACCTTCCAATTGTAATACTTTACGGAAGTCAATCTGATGGGGATTAAAGTCACATAGTGCTTCAATCTCTAGCGTTATTCTATACTTACTCTTTAGTCCGTAAATGTGAGAAACTGCCATGAGATTAGAACTCCTGTAAGTAATAGTATTATACAACGGATTACGAAAGATTGTCAATACTCTGGGGACGGTAATTTGACTGTCCTTCGATGTATATGTGGAAAACGTAATAACCCCACAAAATGTTAACGAGGGGGTTGTAGTTTTAGCGAGGTTGTGTTATAATACGCTCGCTAACATCACTACAAAATTAACACTTTATCCACACAATTTCATCACTAATTAACACTTATTCCACATATTACATCAAGTTTTTAACAACATTGTGGAAAAGGTTTAGAAAGCATAAGTATATTTAATTTCCTATTTATAAGGGTAAAATAACACTTATTCTACGAGTTTTCCACAGAAACTAACAATAACTGTGGAAAACTATGTGTTAAACAGTAGAAGGATTAACACTCTTCCAAGTATAATATAGAAGACATAATTAGCGACCTTCTTTAATACTTTGTGTGACATGGTTGAATAATACTTATGAGACAACAGTTAGTATAAACTTACCTCCGATCTTACGTTAATTGTTGATAGTAACTCAATGAA